GAACTTACTCAATTCGTGGTTTCTCATACGGATAGATGGAGAGACCATCGGGATGAGAACTACCTAGAAGATTGGAAAGAATACGAGCGTATCTTCCGTGGTCAGTGGGCTGCAGAAGACAAGACCCGTGAATCAGAGCGTAGTCGTATCATCAGCCCTGCTACACAACAAGCTGTAGAAACTCGCCATGCTGAGATTGTTGAAGCAATCTTTGGTAACGGTGAATACTTTGACATCTCTGACGACATCATGGACTACAACGGTAATCCAATGGATGTAGAAGAGATGAAGTTAAAGCTACAAGAAGACATGGACAACAAAGGTAAGATTAAGAAAGCTGTTGACCAAGTTGAATTGATGGCTGAGATTTATGGTACTGGTATCTGTGAGATGGTTGTTAAGCAAGAGAAAGAACTTGTACCATCAACCATGCCTATTCCTGGCTCACAGCAAGCTGCTTACGGTGTAACAGAGAAGGACTACTTCTGTGTGAAGTATATGCCTGTTAATCCTAAGAACTTCTTGATTGACCCTAACGCTACATCAGTGGATGATGCAATGGGTGTTGCGGTTGAGAAGTTTGTATCTATTCACAAGATTGTGGAAGGCATGGAGAANGGTATCTATCGTAAGGTAGACATCGGTCCATACGGTGTNGATGACGACTTAGAGCCAACACAAGAGATTACACAGTACCAGGACGACAAAGTAAAGCTATTGACTTACTATGGTCTTGTTCCTCGTGAATACTTAGAGCAGTTAGAGAATGAAGGTGATGAGGTTGTTGACTTGTTCCCTGAAGATTCTACAGCTGACAACTACTCAGGTTTGGTAGAAGCCATTGTCGTTATCGCTAACGATGGTTTGTTGCTCAAAGCTGAGAAGAATCCGTACATGATGGAAGACCGTCCTGTTGTTGCTTACCAAGATGACACAGTGCCTAACCGTTTCTGGGGTCGTGGTACAGTAGAGAAAGCATACAATATGCAAAAAGCTATTGATGCACAGCTACGCAGTCACTTAGACTCATTGGCATTGACCACAGCCCCGATGATTGCGATGGACGCTACTCGCTTACCTCGTGGTGCTAAGTTTGAAGTTAAACCTGGTAAAGCTATTCTCACCAATGGTGCTCCTTCAGAGATTCTATTCCCATTCAAGTTCGGTGAGACAAGTCAGAACAACGCTGCAACTGCTAAAGAGTTTGAAAGAATGTTGTTGCAAGCCACTGGTACTTTGGACAGCCAAGGTGTAGTGTCTCAAGCCTCTCGTGATGCTTCAGCTGCTGGTATGTCTATGGCTGTTGCTGGCATCATCAAGAAGTACAAGCGTACACTAACAAACTTCCAAGAAGACTTTATGATTCCTTTGGTCAAGAAGTCTGCTTTCCGCTATATGCAGTTTGACCCTGAGCGTTATCCTTCTGCTGACTTCAAGTTCTTACCAACTGGTTCACTAGGTATCATGGCTCGTGAGTACGAACAGTCACAGATGATTGGTTTGTTACAGACTTTAGGACCTGATACACCTGTATTACCAGTGTTGTTGAAGGGTATTATCGGTAACTCTAGCTTGGCTAATCGTGCTGAATTGATGGCTACTTTAGACCAAATGAGTCAACCTAACCCTGAGCAGCAACAAATGGCTCAGATGGCACAGCAAATGCAGATGGAACAGCAACAAGCAACTACTGCTTCTCTACAAGCAAGAGCACAAAGAGACCAGGCAGAAGCCCAGAAGACAGTTGTTGAGACACAATTGCTACCTGAAGAGCTAAAAGCCAAGGTAATCAGCTCACTTTCTACTAACATTGACGGGCAACAACAAGACAATGAGTTTGAAAAGAGAGCCAGAATTGCTGATTTGATGCTAAAAGAGAAAGACATCAACAACAAAGGCAAGATTGTTGAGATGCAGATGCAAAAACAATCAAATATGTAAGAAATAGCTTGACTTTTTCTGTTAGTTGTGGTAGACTGACGAAATAATGTGGTTTTAATACAACATTCTCCAACAAAAGGACAAAGAATGGTAGATAAAGAGTTACAAAAGTATTACGAGGACAGGTTTAGCCTGTTTTCAACACCTGGTTGGCAGGACTTGATGGACGATGCNCAGAAGATGTTTGATGCACTCAATCAAGTTCTCCCGATTCAGAATGAAACTGAATTACACCTAAAACGAGGTCAATTAGACATTCTTAACTGGATTCTAAGCCTCAAGAGTGTGTCAGAACAGTCCTATGAACAACTCATGTCGGGAGACAGCGGTGCGTAGGATGTATGAGCATATGTGTCCAGCAGGACATATTACAGAGCACTATGTCAATTATGAGATGACAGAAGTGCCTTGTACCGTTTGTGGTACTGATGCTAGTCGGATTATCTCCGCACCTAGAGTAGAGCTTGATGGAACAGACCCAGTGTATGTCTCCGCATACGATAGGTGGGCTAAAAGACATGAAGACAAAGCAAAGCAGGAACGCAAACAAAACCTAGCCTAAGATACCTCGCAAGAGCCTTAGAACATAAATCCTAAAATCACTTGATTCGGTGACAGGAGACTTTAAATGGCAGCAAACTTTATTGAACAGGACGAACTGTTTAACGGTAATGAGCAAGAAGTAGTAGAAGAGATTACTCCTCAAGTGGATTCTACAGCAGTAGAACAACCCCAAGAAGAAGTACAGACAGCACCTGAACCAGTAGAAGAATTACCAGAGAAGTACAAAGGTAAGTCAGCTATTGAGATTGCTAAGATGCACCAAGAAGCTGAGAAGCTAATCGGTCGTCAAGCTAATGAGGTGCATGAAGTACGAAGTCTTGCAGACCAACTGTTAAAACAACAACTCGAAGCCAACAAGAAAGTACAGCAACAGCCGATTGAAGAATCGCTCGAAGACGACTTTTTTGCAGACCCTAAACAGGCTGTTAACAGACAAGTTGAGAAGCACCCTGCAGTACTTGAAGCACGACAAGCAGCACTTGAAATGAAGAAGATGAAGACAGCCCAGCAATTGGCTGCTAAACATCCAGACTTTGGAACTATTGCATCTGATGCAGGTTTCCAAGATTGGGTTAAAGCTTCTGCAATTCGTTTGAACTTGTTTGCTAAAGCAGATGCTGAATATGATTTTGACAGTGCTGATGAATTGTTATCTACCTACAAGGAGATTAAACAAATTAAGGCACAACAGGTTGTCCAACAGACAGCTCAAGCAAATCAAATTGAAGCTGAAGCACAAAAGACTGCAATGAAAGCTGCAACTGTGGATGTTGGCGGTACTGGCGAGACAAGCAGGAAAATCTATCGTAGAGCAGACCTAATTAAATTGAAGATGACAGACCCACAAAGATATGAAGATATGCAACCTGAAATTATGGCGGCATATTCTGAAGGGCGAGTCAAGTAATTTTAGTATTTAACTTTTAAGGAAATTAATCATGGCAAAAGTAGCATATCCAGGTGGAAGCACCTCAGTAGTAACAGCAGCAAACGCAGCAACATTTATTCCAGAAATTTGGAGTGATGAGGTCATCGCTGCCTACAAGAAAAACTTAGTATTGGCAAACCTAGTTCGCAAGATGTCTTTCAAAGGCAAAAAAGGCGACACATTGCATATTCCTAAGCCAACTCGTGGTACAGCAACTGCTAAAGCAGCAAACACAGCTGTAACAATCCAAGCTGATGCAGAGACAGAAGTACAAGTTCTAATCAACAAGCACTTCGAGTACTCACGCTTCATTGAGGACATCACAGAAGTTCAAGCTTTATCTAGCTTGCGTTCATTCTACACAGAAGACGCTGGTTACGCTTTGGCTAAACAAGTTGACGACGAGCTAATCGCTTTAGGTAAAGCTTTTGGTGACAGCGATGGTGCTGATTGGGTTCACTCAAACAGCTATTTCATCGACGCTTCTACTGGCTTGACATCATACGCTGTTGACACAGTAACAACTTCAGACGTTTTCACTGACGCTGGTTTCCGTAAGCTTATCCAGTTGATGGACGACGCTGACGTACCAATGGACGGTCGTAAGTTTGCAATCCCACCATCATTGCGTAATGCAATCATGGGCGTGGACCGCTACAACTCAAGCGACTTCGTTGATGGTCGTGGTGTTCAGAACGGTCAAATCGGTAAGTTGTATGGCATCGACATCTATGTGTCAAGCAATATGCCAACTATCGAAACAGCTGGTGATAACTCAGCTGGCGACGCTGTTAAAGCTGCTATGTTGTTCCATACTGATACTATGGTTCTTGCAGAGCAAGTTGGTGTTCGCTCACAGACTCAGTACAAACTAGACTACTTGTCAACACTTTACACTGCCGACACATTGTTCGGTACTAAAGTTGTACGTCCAGAAGCTGGTTTCGTATTGGCTGTAAACGCTTAATTAAGCATTAAGATTCCCTGCTTCGGCAGGGGTCTTTTTAAAGGATTCTATTAAAGAGTTCTTTAACAAGACACAAGAGGATTAAAATACATGGCTATTTATCGTGGGGCAGGTGGAGCAGGTGATGCAACTGGTGACTCAGCCAGTGAAGCTTTATTAGTTCGTCAGCTTTCTATTGAAGTACAAGCTGATGCTGATGCTGCAGAGGCTGCACGAGCTGCTGCTGTAACAGCACAGATTGCTGCTGAATTAGCTGAGACCAATGCTGAAACAGCAGAGGCTAATGCAGAAACTGCAGAGACTAATGCTGAGACTGCTGCAACTAATGCTGCTGCATCAGCCAGTGCTGCAAGTACTTCTGCAACCAACGCTGCCAATTCTGCAACAGCTGCTCAAACAGCTGAAACAAACGCTGAGACTGCAGAAACGAATGCTGAGACTGCTCAGGCTGCAGCTGCCAGTTCTGCCTCTGCTGCGTCTACATCTGCAAGCAATGCTGCAACTTCTGCTACGAACGCAAGCAACTCTGCCACTGCTGCAGCGACTTCAGCAACGAACGCAAGTAACTCAGCCACTGCTGCTGCTTCTAGTGCCAGTGCTGCTTCAACTTCAGCAACTAATGCTGCTAATAGTGCAACAGCTGCTTCAGGTTCTGCTACCAGTGCTGCTTCTTCAGCAAGTACAGCCACGACACAAGCAGGTTTAGCTTCTACTTCAGCAAGCAATGCTGCTACTTCCGAGAGTAACGCAGCTTCTTCTGCTAGTGCCGCAGCAACCTCTGCAAGCAACGCAGCTACTTCAGCAACCAATGCAAGTAACAGTGCTTCTGCAGCTTCTACAAGTGCATCTAATGCAAGTTCTTCAGAGATTGCTGCTGCTGCCTCAGCTGCTGCCGCTGCTGCTTCTTATGATTCATTCGATGACAGATACTTAGGTGCTAAGTCTGCTGCTCCTACATTAGACAATG